CGAGCCGAACCACGTCACAACCAGCGACACGGCCTGAATGCCAGGCACCGCCGCCTGCAGCTGGTCGAGCGCGACGCGGAAATCCGACGTGGTCGTGAGCGCATTGAAGTTTTCCGGCGCAGAGACGCCCTGCCCCGCGTTCCGCGTCACTTTGCTGGTGGCATAGACGAACTCCCCAGCGCCGGGAATGATGGTCACCGCCTTGACAGCGCCCTCCGCCGTGTCCGGATCGTCCAGCGCCCGGAACACTTCAAAGGTGAGCTGCGGAATGCGATTGCCGAAACGCTCGAGGTGGACATCCTCGAACACAACGTAAGCGGTGCCGCGATAAGCCGGCGTCTCCGGCCCGGTTTTCGCCTGGATGAACGGGTCCGGCTGCTGCGTCTCGGTGCCGGGATAGAAGCGCCACGTGATGCCCGTAAGATCCAGCAGGTCGCCATCCGCCCAAATGCGCCCGATGCCGGTGACCGGCCCCTCGCACAGCGCCACGGCAAACGAGGCGTAATAGCGGTACTCCGTATATTCCACGGTCGTGCCGCCACCGCCGCCCATGCCCTTGCCGCCGCCGGTGCGTTCCGTTCGCTTGATGATCTCCTCGCGGAAATCCGTCGCCCAGATCACATTGCCGCCGATGCGCATGCGGCCGAACACCTGCGGAATGACCGCGCCCTCGCCCGAGCCCGTGATCCGCGCCGCGTCGAGGCGCGCGCCCTCCACGCGCTGCGTCTCGCCGCCCATGAGCATGCCGACAACCCAGCTATCGACCACCGAGCCGATCGTGGTGCCGATCATGCCGCCGATGGTGGCGGCCGAAACGCCCAGAATCGTCCCGCCGATGGCGCCGCCGATGGCGGAGCCGACAACGCCCAATGCAATCGCAGCCATGTCTCAGGATTTCTTTCTAACGTCTCGAGCCTGCGGATAGAGGAACGCGAAGGCGAGCCGCCGCCGCCAGGCATCGCCGAATGGCTCCTCGATCACTCCGAGGCGGTCATAGGCATGGATGATGGTCCCGGCGTCGGTCAGGATCCCGCAATGCTTGGCGACCGCCCCCTCGCGCATGCGAAACACGAGCAGAGCGCCGGGCCGGATTTCCTCGAGGCCGATGGGGATCATCCAGCGCATCGCCGTCGCGGCGAAAACCTCCACCGGCCCCACCTCGCCCCAATCCCGCGTGTAAGGCGGGATATCGTCCGGCTCCGGACCAATCACCTCCCGCCAGACGCCGCGCGCGAGGCCGAGGCAATCGGCTCCCACGCCCTTGACGGATGCCTGGTCGTGATATGGCGTGCCGATCCATTCCCGCGCCGCCGCGATGATGCGGGCCGCGGAAGCGCTGCGCCGCCGCTTCATAGCACCTGCCCCGTGTTCGGCTTGCTCTTGGTGGCGTACCGGATGACCGCATCCTGCCCCGGGATATGCGGAAAGCCGCGGAAATTGACCACGTTGCCGAATTTCGTCCGGCACGTGGACACCTGCTTGTCGCAGCCCGCGCGGACGACGAAGCCATCGCCCGCGGAAATCGGCCTCACGGGCTCCTCGAGCAGGATGATGGTCACCACGCCGGCTATCTTGGAATGCAGGAGCACCTCCGCCCGCCGGCCAGCGTTCGCGCCGCTCGTCCATTCGACGAAGCCGAGCGAAAACCAGCCATCGTCGAAGGAGTCGAGCCCGGACGCGATGAAGGCCCGCGACCGCTGCAGCGAAAGAACCGTCCCAGTGCCGCGATAGGCGGACGCATCGAGATTGACCTTGCACCGCGCATCGCCCAGCGCCGCGTCGCACGTCGCCTGATAGACGCGCCCCACGGTCTGCTGCAGCACGTGAGCCATGGAGCGCACCTCGGCAACGAAGATCATCCGGCCGCGGCGCACCTGCCCGATGGCGCCGCGGCGCAGAAGCACGCGCTGGCTCGGATCTTGCCAGTTGACGCGCCACACCTCGACCTCGGCATTATCCCAGCGCCCGTCGAGAATATCGGCCTCCATGATGCGGTCCGAGTTGATGACGCCCTCGGCGTCCTGGGCATCGACGGAGAGATCCGAGCCCGCCCGGATCTCCGAGGCAATGAAGCCGGACTCCGGCTCGAAGGTGGTGCCGTCGAAAGTTAGCGGCTGGTCGTGGTCGGTGAAGCCGAATACCTGCCCATCGATCCGCGTCACGCGCCAGCACCAGGCAAGCGTCGTCGCCCCACTGGCCAGATGGCCAGCGAGCGCACCGTTCAAATTTTTCATGTTGTTTAGCTACCTAAAGCACCGCGCCAGGCGGCGAGCGTCCGGCGCGTGCTCCCCATATTGGTTGCCCCGCCGGGAGTCGCCCACTGCGTTTGCCCCTTACAGCTCAGAGGTTGCTTCCCACATGGCGTCGATCTGCTCTGGTGTTAGCCCAAGCGCCGCGCCGATCTGGCTGTATTCGAGGGCCTCCTAATTCGTCCACTTAGCTCGGTAGATGAGCGTGGTGAGGGACTCTTGGTTCACGATAAGTGACTAACCTGACCACTTTGCCTTATACCTAGCTGTACCCTGACAAGAATTCTCAGGGGTGTCCAGAACGGCTCTAACGTATATCTGTCCTGACGTCATTGGGCCAGGCATGCCCAAAACAATTGGGCGATACTGGACGCCGCTGAGAAGTTCACGTACAAGACTGCCGTGGCTTGGCCAAAACCGCTTGGGAAGTTGATCTGTTATAAGTGTGTAGGCTGTATTAACTATGCTCGGAGTGACATCCACCCCCACCTCGATAGATATATCATCATTCACTTGGCGTACTTTAACGCCGATACCACCAAACGCGGTAACCCCCGCAGCTAACGGAAGGTTTATACCTCCTGTATCATAGGGGTTTAATTGAGAGACATTGGCTGTGAGATAATTACCGATAGTGCGTGGTGTATCGTCAGATGACGGATGTGCATATGCCGTATCCCACCAACACTGAGTTGTCCCACCGCCGTCAAGGTTCATGGCTATCACAAGGCCCTCATTGATGCAGAGGTCCTGCATCTGGGTAAGTGTAATTCCGTAGCTGTCTGTTTTCCCCTCGACCAACAGGACCACATAATCCCCATTGGCGCGCTGGCCTAGGACGGTTCGAGCAGATAGTTGGGTGGTAAAACTAGTTGACGGGAGAGAAGTCTTAGCTCCATCCACCACAAGCAAATATCCCCATCCGGTAGACCACAGCGCACCTTCGGCTACATACTGCGCAGCCGTCTTCCCGTCGGACATTCGAGCGGGTCGCAACACACCGTCGCGGTACATAATAATTGCTTCTTGAGCTAGCGGCTCAGTAGGCGAAAATTCCTGATACGGCACACCATCAAGAATATACAGACCGGCTGGGAGGTAGAAGCCGTCGCCTTTGTTGAAAAAAGCGCTTGCGTTTATCACGGACCGAGTGCCGTTACGACGCGCAGAGAGTTTCGCCTCCTCGGGAACGATACTTCCGTCAGGTTGTAGATCCTTACCTGGCACCATCTGTAGGGAGCCTACCCCGCCGCTGATGACGATACGATCATATACAACTCCTGGGAAAGCTGGATTATCTCGGATGTGAGTGATGTGAGCACGAGATGTCGGGGAAACCCATTGACCTCTGTCATCTAGGACTCTTCCGACCTGTTCTTCTGGGAGATTAAGAGTTGCTACCGTACCCGCACCAATATTCTTCCGCGCCTGCTCCTTCTGACCGCTGTCAAGAGACTGGCTCTCGTAGCTTAAAGCAGCGATATTCTCGCGGGCTTGGGATCGCTCGGCAGGTGAGAGCGTTTGCGGCGCATACGACACAGGGTTTTCTATCACCGTAGCTGCGTATTCCGCTCTGTCGGCAGCATCCTCTGCGGCGAGTTGTGCTCCTTCAGCAGCCGATTGTGCTAATTCCGCGCCGGCGCGCGCCTCCTCGGCTTTAGCCGCCCAATGAAGCGCCGAATACCCATTCTCGACAACCTCCTCGTCCTCGGGCTTTTCCGCCCAAGCACGCGCGGTGGTCACAAGGTCGAGCAGAGTCAGATATTGCGCCCCGCTGATCGGCGCGGTCTCAATCAGATCCGCGATGACAAACGGCCCCGCGCCATCCGGTACCGTGAACTGGAAATAGCGGTCCACATCCGAAAGCCGGATTTGCCCGAGGTACTTCCCAGGCACCAGCGCCATGCTGACCTCGCCGCCCGGCCCGGTGACCGTGCGCAGCACCTCGTCGACAATCGCGGCATCCCCCTGCGGCACCACCTCGCGCTTGTCGCGGTAGATGGTGAGAGAGGAATTCGCGAACGGCGTGGCATCGGGCTTCAGAAGAACACCACCGATCTTGCGAGTCGTACTTGCGGACATTTAGTGCTCCTTCAGGCAGGCAAAGGCGGCTCCGGGAGCCGCAGCTCGATGAGGGGAATTGAGGGAATGGAGCCGTGCGATTCGACGTCGAGCGTGACATCCATCATGTCCGTGTCGAACCGCACCGGCACATCGAACTCGAAACCAGCGGTCACCGCCGCGCCGTTCGCTGGCGCCGCATCGAAACTCACGATGCCGGTCGTGACGTCCACGGACCAGCCGTCGAACTGCTCCACGTCATCGATGGCGACGTTCACGGTGCCGGACACCGGCTTATAGATCGGCCTCCAGATGCCCAGCGTGCGCTCCGGGTCGCCGTACCACTTGCGCAGCCGGAAATGGCGCTGGGCGCCGTTTCCGGTGCCGAGGAACTGGTCGCGGGCATCCGTAAAGCGCGACGGCGGACAGGATTTGTAATCCGCCCAATCCTTGAAGCGGAACCCGTAGAGCTGCCCGAGGCGCGCCTCGAAGAACGCAATGACCTCGGCGAGATCATCCGCGCGCCGGATCCCGTAGGACACGTCATAACGCCGGCGCGCCTGCGCCCAGCTCGCATTGCGCTCCTCGAGCCCGGACGCCAGCGTCACGATCTGCGTCCGGCGCATTGGGCCGCCGCGGGCGCCACGGCCGATCTTGTCGGGAAAGCGGACCTCGTGAAACGACATCACATGCCCCTACGTCCCATCGCCACGGCGCGCTGGATATCGGCCGCGATCTGCGTCCGCGATTGGCGGAAACTTTCGACATTTGGCGTGCTGATGTTGATGATGACCGGCGTCTCGCGGCCGCCGCGATCACGCCAGCCGCTGCGCGTCTCGTCGACGATGCGCTCGCGCGGATGCACCAGCGCCAGATAGCCGCCCTTGCCGTCGAGCCCGCCAGCGCGCGCGCCGTAGCCCGTATGGCCACCGCCGTCGAAACTGCGGAACAGACCACCGAGCGAAAAGCCGCCGCCAGCGAAACCGGAAAACACGCCGCTCAAGGCATTGGCGATCGGCCCGAGGATGAACCGGCGAACCGCCAGCCGGGCCAGATCCGCGATGATCGAGGTGACCAGCTCCTTGAAATTGAACTTGCCGGTCTTCACGAATTCGACGATGGCATTCTCAGCGCCTTGAAAGGCATTCACGATGGCGTCGCCGATGCCGCCCGCCAGGTCCATGGCCTCCTTGGCGTAATTCGCCAGCGCCTCCGCGGACTTCTCCCAGCCGGTCTTAGCCTCCTCGGCGCCTTCCTTGCTGTCCTTGCCCGCTTTCTTGCCGGCCGAGCCCGCCTTTTTCGCCTTTTCCTCGTTGCGCTCGAGCGCGTTATTCACCGCCTCGACCGCCACATCGTCGAAAAACTTCCCCAGCGGATCCGACGACATGATCTGCTCGACGGCCCTGTTACGCTCGTCGAGCAGCCGCCCCAGCTCGCCCGCAAAAGGATTTTCGTAGCGCTCGATGGAAATCGGATCGAGCGTCCCGAGCCGCCAGTCCTCCGGTAGCCCCGGAATACTGGCCAGCATGCTGTTCACCTCACCCGCGAGGTCATTCAGCATGCCGATGGCCTTATTCACCATCCACTCGATGCCGCTGATGACGGCATTTGCAGCGCCAGTCACCGCCGCGCCGATAGCAGCAGGAAGCGCCTTCCACACGAACACGATATCGGCGAACGCCGCGCGGAAAGAATTGATGATGATATTGCCGACCCACTTCACGCCGGCGACCACCGCATCCCACGCCGCCTGGAACCACGGCGCGATGGCGTCGATGGCCGGTTTCAGGAACTCGTGGATCCGGTTGCCGATCACCTCGATCGCCGCCTTGGCGACGTCGCCGAAGGTGACCGCCGTGCCCGTCGACTTCTCGATCTCCCGCCTCATGCCGGCGACCGCGAGGCCCGTGGCTGCGATGGCCGCCGAAAGCACCGGGAACATGCGGACCGGCGTCATGATGAACTTCGCCAGATCCTGCATCAGCGCATTCACGCCGCCGCGGCCGAACCCGTAGATCTGCGAGATCTGCGAGCCCTGCTGGATCATGACCGTGAAGGGATTTTGCCCGGACGCCAGCGACACACCAATGTCATTGAGCTGGTAGTAGAGCATCGCCATCCGCTGGCTGCTCATGTTCGCAGCCCCGGCCATGCCTTGCAGCGCGGTCGCCCGGCCCTTTAGAGCCGCGATGGACTGCAGCGCCTGCTGCCGCTCGCGGGAAATGGCCGCCGCCATCTCATCGGCAGAAATGGCGCCCATGGCATGCGCCGCGCGGATCTCCTGCAGCGTCTGCCGGTAGTCGCGCACGACGCGGAAAACCGGATTGTACTTTGCCCGCAGATCGTCGAGCGCGCGCCCGTGCTGGATCACCGCCGCCGTGCTCTGGCTGGTCGCCTGCGTAACGCCCGCCATGGCGTTGATGCGCTCCTGCATCGGCGTCGCGGCGAACGCATGCGCCCCATCGCCAGCGGCGCGCAGGCTCGTGGCGGTCTGCGCCGCCTTGGCCGAAAGGTTCTCGAGCGCGACCACCGCGGACCCAGCGCGCGCGTTGACCTCGTCGATGGCCGCGCTGGCCGGGCGCGCGCTGGTCTCGATGGTGTCAAAGGCGGCGCGCCCTTCACGGCCGATGGCGGCCAGCTCGTCCTTGAGCACGCGGCCGTCAACCACCGCCAGGCGAACCGAAACGCGCTTCTCCGCCATCGTCCCTTTCCAGCAACTCGTTAAATTTCTTGACCCGGATCACCTCGATCTCCGGGAGGATTTCGGCCACAGCGAATAGGCAGTAGCCCAGCGCCGCCGCCATCTGCATGGCGGCGCCCATGTCCCATCCGACCATCACCGGCTTAAGCCCGGAGATAAAACGGACCTGCCCCCCGAGCCGCAGAGCGAGATCCCAGACTTGCCAGCCCTCTAGCGTTTGCGGCGCGTTGAGCCTTGCCGGGCATTCTTCGCATTCGCTCGGGCAGGCTGCGCAGTATTGGTCGCCCCCGCCGAAGTGCCATTCGGCGAGAGCGCGAAGCCGTTTTTTTCCGACACCAGCCCGATGTAAGGCGCGAACACCTTCATCACCCACGCCTCATAGACCAGCATGATGTCCATGAGCGCCGCACANGTCTCCGGCGTAACCTTCGCCGGNTTGCCGTTCTCGTCCAGCACGCCGCGCCAGTCNCGGATGATCCGCGCCGCCAGCGCCTTNTGNAAATCCAGCTGCAGCGCCACCGACTCCGTGGCGCCTTCGCCCAGATCCTGATCCGGATCGAACCCGTGCTTTTCCCGNACCTCCTGGCGGACGGAATACATCACCGCCGTGGTGATCGGCTCCACGAGCACCTCGACGGGCTCGACGCCGAGCCTCCCGGCGTCCGCGCCGTCAATAAGCGTGATCCAGCGCGGCTCGCTGGACAGATTGAGGCGAACCATTATCCCCCCTTAGTAGCTCTCGACTTCATTGACGAGCTTCGCCGTGCACATCTTGCCGGCGACAGGATCCCGGGCCGCCTGCCACTCNAANGTGACCTGAATNCCGCCCGGGCCGGTGATCTCNACGCGCGGCCGCGGCAGATAGACGGCATGAGCCACCAGCGAGAACTCCGCATTGCCGAGCTGATAGGCGAACTCCAGCTCGCACGCCTCGCCGTTGATGGCCTGGTCGAACAGCGCATCGTCCGCGAACCGAACAACCATGTTGCCCGTGAGCGCGGCCATCGCCGGATCGGCTCCGTCGATGCGGCCATCGTTCCGGATGGTTTCGATGCGGTCGAGATTGTTGGAATAGGTGATCTCGACAGAGACCACATTCCCGAGCGAAACCCCGTTGCGCTTGATGGCCCCGTTGAAGTGTCCGAAACGCTTAAGGACGATATCGCCGACCGAGCCCGCCTGGCTCGTGTCGTCCGGCGTCTCGCCCTGCGCCACGATATTGACCGTCGCCGTGAGCAGGCCGGCGCGCTGCATCTGCCAGGACAGCGAATTGACCATGCAGCCCGTGAACATCTCGTACCGCGGGATGGACGGCATCTGCTTTTCGATGGAGAGCGACGGCAGCTGCCACTTGCCGCTTTCAAATACGTGCTCGCTCGTACCGCCCGAGAGCGCGCCGCCGGAAGCCGTGGCCGCGCTGGCGGCGATCGTGAAGGCATTCCCCTCCGCGCCTTCCGTGTCATAGACGATTTTCAGCGTCGTGCCGTTTACGGCCGAATACGTGCATTTGGAGACATTCGGATCCAGCGAGGCATTGAGATCCGCGACTAGCTCGTCGAGCGTGTCCTCGAGGCTGCCCTGGATTTCCGTCTCATTGCCGCTCGGGCTCGACGAGACGAACGTCCACGTGCTGCCGCCCAGCGTGATCGTGTCGCCATTGCTGGGATTTTCCGCAAAGACGATCGTGCCCTCGGCCTTCGAGGCGCCTGTCGTGGTCGGATTGCCGAAAGCCGCCTTTAGCCAGATGCCCCAGGCGATGGCGTCAATCGGCACGACGATATCGCCCTCCGTGGTCACCGCATCCTTGATGGGCGGCAGAGGATCCCGGCCATAGCCCAATAGCTCGTTGGCGAGCAGCGGCTGCTCCGAGCCCAGCGTGATCGAGGCAAACGGCAGCCTGGTGAAGCCGCTCACCGGCGCCTGGCCATAGATGGTCTCAAACGCGGCCGCCAGCTGCGTCCGCGCGCCCTGTTCGCGTGCCATTTTCGCAAGTCTCCTTTAGCGCAGAGGGTCCGGCGACCCGTACATCAGCACCACCGGGATGGTGGCGGCCTTGAACCCTTCGCCGCCGTCGATCGGCAGCAGCATCGGCGCGGGCGCCTGCCCGATCACGTAATCGCAGAGGCCGCCGAGCGTCCTGTCCGCCTCGATGGCCGCGCCCACCGCCTGCTTCAATTCGTCGAAAACCGTGTCCTGCACCCCAGCCGGGCGGTCGACGATGATCTCCACCTCGGCCACGTGCTCGTAATAGTAATACGGCGGCGACATGAGCACCTCGGGCTCGCCCGGATCCCCGTCGCGCACGATGACGAGCCCCTTTGCCGGGATGCGCGTCGGCAGAATGGCGTTCCGCAGCACCTCCACGCCAGCGGGCGCCGCGGCCTCGATCTGCGCCACAAGCGCCTTGAGCACCTGCTCCATGTAGGATTCGGCCATATCAGTCCCGCCAGTATTGCGTGATGATCGCAGGCAGCGTCGCCGCCCATTCGTCCGCCGCCTTCATGAGATTCAGCCGCTTGCGGAGCGTGACCTGCGGCACCAGCCAGAAGATGATCGACGTCGCGGCCCCCTTGCGGATGCCATCGCGCCCGGGCTTTGCCCGGCTCGCCACCGCTCGGCCGCGCGCGTTGATGCGCGTGTTGTCCGCCACCAGAAGACTCGGCCCGTTCCGCCGATAGACGAAGCGCAGCCGCATGCCCGTGCGGCGCTCCCAGCCGCCCGGCGTGATGCGCTTTTTGCCGAGCCCCTTTGTGCCCGCCAGCGGTGTCGGGATCGCCAGCCAGAAACCGTCGTTCGACCGGATGACGGCGCCCGTCTCGAAGGTGCCGATGATTTCCGGCGCGTTCGACCACACCAGCGCCGCCGAATTCAGCGATTCCCCACTCGTGGGATATGCCCGCATGCGGATGGCCCGCGGGAGACGCTGCCCGAGCCCGGCACGCGAGATCTGCGCCCGCCAGTCCCGCTGCAGGCCCTGACCGGCCACCGTCACGGCCCGCTTGATGGCCCGCTCGCCTTCCCGCACCTCCTCGGCGAGAATCCGCTCGAGGTTACCCTCGACCGTAACCCTCAATTTCACAGCTGGCGCGCCTCCGCCGCCCAGCACAGGCGCTCGCGATCCCGCACCGGATCCC